ACGTGTTCGAGATGGCATCGATCAAGAAGGCCGAGAAGAAGGTGAAGATTGAGAAGATCTTCAAGACCATGAGTGGCATGCGCAAGGGAGCTCGTTGGGTGGAGAATGACCTGACGGCCTTCGAGTTCGGCGTTTCGGAACCACTGAAGCGCATAGAGCAAGAGATCTTCTTGCATATTGCCAATCTTATCGGCGTCGAGGATTGCAATGCGGAGCTTTTCGAACGAGTTGTCGATGACCGCGACAAGTGTGCGACATGGAAGATGTCCTACCGTGATGCAACGGGTGAGCGAAAAACTGCGAAGATTAAGATTCCTCGCACCATGCGTGAGAGTGGCGACCGCGTCACTAGTTCTGGCAACTTCTTGCAGAATCTCATCGCGTGGTTTTCGTTCCTTGTCGATCCGGAGTTCGTCAATGATGCCCTCGACACACTGATCAAATTCCGAGGAGCGAAGATGTTCTACGTGTCTCCGCGAGACACGACGCTCATCAATCAGAAAGGCAAGATGGTGAGGCGGAAGTACCTCGCATGCTTGGCCTTTGAAGGCGATGACACAGCAGGCAGGTTCGAAGAGAACATATGGTCACCGGTCCTGTTGAAGCCGGATGGTGAGACAGTCTGCCCGGTTTGTCAGTTCTTCACTCGCTGGGGCTGGAAAGCGAAGCTTGTGTGGAAGCCTTTGACGGACGATGGTTACATCAGGTTCGTTGGTTATGAGGCACTGATATGCGACGGTGAGTTGGAATATGACGGCGGCGAGGTCGTCATGACTCCCGAAGTAGCTCGTGCTTTGAACACCAAGTCCTGGACGACCACCGATTGCACACCCCAGGAGTTGAAAACCTGCATCAGGATTTATGCGGCCCAGCTTGCCAGTGGATTCAAGCGCGTGGAGCCGGTTCATGCTTTCCTGAATGCGGTCTTTGACGACAACAAGGGTGGTGTGGATGTCAAGGCTGAGAAAGTGCGTGAGCACATACTGGCGATGACTGGTGAACTACCGGAGGCGGGTGCCTCAGTAAGCAGCCATGTCCAGATGCCAGGGTTCGAGGGAGGAGATTGTGAAAAGTGGAAACGCCTGCTACGTGTGAGCGCGGGCCAGTTTTCCGATAGAGAATGGGCTGAGATGTGCCACGTTGGTACGGTTCGCATGCACGGTGCGGATCTGGCAGTCTGCGTTCCGCTTAAGTGGCGGAAGTAGCTCACATTTTTGTATTTTGTGAGGCACAAGACCTCACCTGTTTCATCCCCATTGACTGTTGGGAAGGTGAGATTAATATCCGACATGACCGGCATTTTGCCGCGGAAATTACCTGATTGCATGACACAGGGCGTCAGGGTCATACACTAATCTTCAAGTTTTCATGGGCTTGTTGAGCAAGATGGAGTGCTGCCGGTGTATGATGAGATGGTTCAGCTTTGCTAATATCCATGCGGCTGATAGGGTACGCGGGCCATCTAGTTACGCGCTAGATGGCTTGGCCGGGACTGTACCCAATTCCACCCTTATGCCTGAGTAGCCGGGGCCAGTCCGGTGAACAGCCTGGGTCCGTCGGGAGGCGGTGGCGGTGAGGGCACTATTGCTACCCGAATGCAGCGGTTGCCGGTTTGGGAGAGCTGGCGTGAAGCGATAGTTTGCGTGTGTGAGGGTCCCGAACGGGCGCGGTCTGCGAACACTGATTCAGTTCAGCT